TCACCCCGACGCAGATGCGCCGGGAGTTGGTTGCCGGATTGGAAAAGAGTCAGTTCAGACATGTTACGACCTCCTAATGGTCACGGTGTACTTCGACTCGGTGTTGAGTCCCTTGGGCATCTGGTCAGGGTGCGCCTCCAGCCAGTCCTTCATGGCCCTCTGTGCGATGCGTCGTTCTAATAGATCGAGTGCTTGGTTCTCCTTGATAAAGTTGTGCATAGACTCCCAGTCGGAAGTCCAATACGAGGTCTTGACACTGCGGATCACAGTGCCTGCGCCCGTGCGGATGCTGTCCGCACCAGCCTTCTTGCACACGTCCATGAGCATGTGCTCGATGACTTCCATCTGATCCTTGATGGCTTTGTCTTCTTCCTCGTACTTCTTGGTCAGCGCGGCACGAGCGTCGCGCATCTTGATGTAAGCCTTGACGAGCTTCTCGGTGGGCACCTGGGGTGCCTCAGCTTCCTGTTCCATGTGGCCTCCTGTGGGGAAGGGTTCAGAGTTTACGGGTGAACTTTGGGCGTGTCAAGCACCTCCTCTCGGTACAAGTTGAGCAGGGCGGTCATGTCCTCGGTCTTGCCGTCGAGCGCATCGTAGAGCTTGCGCTCCACACCGCTGCCGCAAAGCCTGACCACGAGGCAGGGGTTCTTCTGGCCGGCGCGGTGTACGCGGGCGTTGGCTTGGTGGTAGGTCTCGTTGCTCGTCACAGGGCCCCACCACACGACCGTGTTGGCAGCGTGCAGGGTCACGCCGTGCGAAGCCGCCGCAGGCTGGATGAGCAGCACCCTAGGCTCTGGCTCGGTCTGGAAGGCTTGGAAAATCCTCGTGCGCTGCCCCACCGGAACGCTGCCGTCGATGACCTCGACGGTGATCTTGTCTTTCTTCAGCCGCTCACTCAGCACTGTGATGGTATGTCGGTACGGGACGAAGACCAGCACCTTGTGGGTGCTCTCTTCGATGGCTTCCAACAACACGTTGTAGCGATTCGTGATGTCGAACTCAACGGTGTTGCCGTCGTCGGAATACACCGCCCCACTTGAGACTTGCAAGAGCTTGTTAAGGTTCGTAGCCGCGTTGACTGATGTCACCGTCTCAGTACCCGCTGACATGATGAACTGATCCTTTAATAACCGGTAGTACTTGAGTTGTTGTGGCGTCAACTCTACGTCCCGCGTGGCATACAACAACTCCGGTAGGTCAAGGCACTCTTCCTTGGTGAAGCGGATGGCCGGTTGAAGTACCCGGTTGACGATTTCCGCTGCGTTGGACTTCTGTTTCCATTTGAACTGCGTGACCTTCCACATCACCATATCGCGGAAACTATAGAAGTTTCTTGGCACTGACTCAGGGTTCAGCATCTTGGCAAGACCATAGGCATCGGTGGGTGCTTGGGACGCGGGGGTGCCGGTCGCCATCCATAGCCATGTGTCGGGGGTGATGAGTTCGTTGATAGCCTTCCAGCGCTTTGTCGTCGCTGTCTTCACTGCATTCGCTTCATCAATGATGATGAGATCGAAGCCTCCGGTCTTGAGGTCTTCTAGTACCGTCTCAACACCGTCGAAGTTGATGATGACAAACTCGGCATCGGATTGGATCACCTTGGCCCGCTTGCGTCTGTCGCCGTAGGCCACATCGACGCGTCGGTGCATAAGCACCTTGAACAGGTCTGCTTGCCATGCCGAAGACATGATAGACAGCGGGCAAATCACCAGCACCCGCTTGATGTAGCCTTTGTTCATTAGGTAGTCAGCAGCCCACGCGAAAGCGGCGGTCTTGCCTGTACCCGGATCGTTGAAACAGAAGGCGCGTTTGTTTAGCGTCATAAACGCTGCTGTGGTCCGCTGATGATTGAAGGGTTTGTAAAGCCCAGGCCATTTGTAGCGCCGCTCGATGGGGGATGGCACTCCCTTGACGCCGATGTTCTTCAGTACCCGCGCCTCGTCCAGGCCCCACGCCACCAGCACCCGGCCATCGTCCAGCTTGGCTGATTTCGGGATGCTAGCCAGTACCCGCTCAGGGTGCCGGAGCTTCAACAACAGCGCTTTGTTGTCAATGATTTGCATGGCTCACTTCAGTGCGAACTTGTGATCTTCCGCCATCCTGATCAGCCGCAGAGCCTGCGTCTTGGCGTCGTCCAATGCATGGTGCCCCGTGCCTACCCGCTCCACCTTGGTCTTCATGAACATGGCAGAAATCGTTCGGTAGCAGCGGTCGTTCCAGTAATGCCACGGGATGTCCATGTCCACCGCTCGGTACGCAGCGGCCACCAGTGCATTGTCGAAGTTTGCACCGTTCCCCCACACGATAGCTTGATCTAGCGGCGGCATCCACATAGTCAACTTTGTCAGCGCCAAATTGAGCGGTAACTCGCCCTTGAACGCCGCTGCCCGCGCCTCAGCGGACTGTTCGCTCCACCACTTGAGTGTGCTCTTTTGAGCCTTCAGCCCCGCTGCCTTGCAGGACTCTGCGTCGATGGTGACGTAAAACTCTCCGCTGATCCCATCCATGCTGAACTTCACAGCACCGATGGAAAGAATTGTGTCCCCCGGACGGGTGCCCAGAGTCTCGATGTCGATCATGACGTGTTTGAGTTCCATCTTCTCTCCTGCGAACGAAAATCGCTTGAGGGACAAAGTCCGTCAAGCTCGAAGCCCCGAAGGGCGGACAAGCCTAGCACCTTGCGATGCTAGGCGAATGAGGACAAACCCGGGGTCAGCCCCCGGACTTCGGTCCCTTGAAATTCCGTGCGCTGTTCGCGCTGAAGCTCTTGAGCTTCACATTCCCAGGCTTGCTCTTGCCACCATCCTTGATAGGAACAAGGTGATCCAGAGCCTTACCTTTCCGCGAAGCCTTGCCGTTCTCTTGGTCCCAGGCACGCCGCGCCCGCTGACGTTCAGATTGTTTGGCACGCCCGCCATTCGCTAGGAAGTCGGCGTATTCCTTCTTATGATCCCGGTCTTTCATGTCTTTGTACGGCATTTCAACCTCCGTTCAATCCGTTATGAGCACATGACACCACAACGCAATGACGTTTGCACAGTCCCGAAGGGCTTGGGTTCCACACGCCCGTGCGGTGTGCGTTCTCAAGGCGTTTAACATCTGACAGCCACTGCTGCCAGTAAATCTTTTCTTGCTCAGAGGTATATACCGCTGGCTTGAACGTGTTTGCCACAACAAACAACAGCCCTGCTTTGACTTTCTTGATGTGCGGAAAGCGCTTGAACACCATCAACGCCATCAACTCAAGCTGTGCGGTATCAGCGTATTTGGCAGACTTTCCGGTCTTATAGTCAACGATCCGCGCAATGCCAGTCTCATGGTTGACGATGAGCAAATCAGCGATGCCCCGGCACCAGACACGCTCGTCGTTGAAACCGCAGGGCTCGAAGTTCTTCGTCAGCCCCATCTCGTATTCGCAGAACTTCATCCCGGGCAGCGCACGAAGCGTGTCAAGCTGCGGCTTGACGTAGGTGAATGCCTCAGGTAGCGGGGTGCCGTCGCGGATGTACTTCTCCGCCGCCTCGTGGAAGTTCGACCCGTAGAGCGTGGCCTCGGTGTGCTCAGGCTCTTTGAAGTTTCTCGCTACCTTGATCTCAAAAAACTTCTTTGCACAAGTCTTGAACGACTTGAGGGATGAATATGACCAAGGACCGGGCAAGCTCATGAGGACGCACCTGTGCGGGCCAGGGGCCCGTTCTCCATGATGGCGAGAGTGGCCGACAGGATACGCGCTTCGACCCCAAGATGCAAGGCCACCTCGCGGGCCTCGGCGTAGCGGTGCTCCAGGCACAGGTCGTGCACTTGCCGCATCATGCGCTCCATGTTCATCATCGGCATGGCATAGTCGGTGATCTCTTCAGTCGTCATGCAGTTCTCCATAGTTATAGCCCCACTTCGATTCACAGTTGATCGGGCACCTCCGTGCCCAGTCAGGCACCCAGCGCATGCAGGACTCGACGTAAGCCCGCGCTGCTTGGTGTTCTTCTTCCCGTGCCAATGCTATCACGCTGTCGTGCACGGTGAGCTTGACGGGTAGCTTGCGAGAGATACGCAGTGCCTGACTCATGACAATGATGCGAGCCAACGCCTGTACTAAATTCTCGATAAGTTTCCCACCGTATATATTGACAACACCAGTGTCATCCTTATACCGCCACTCGATGAAGCGCTCACCCTGCGCACGGTGGAGTTGTGGGTAGCTGATGTAGAGTCCGCTGGGCAGCTTGATACCCTTCTTACCCTCGATCAACGCCACACCCTCGCGCCCTAGCCACATGCTCTCGTCGTAATACATAGAGCGAATGGCGTCGTCCCCCCGTGCCCACAGATCAACGATGCGCGGCACGCTGTCACGGTAGGTGTTGATGATCTTCTCGCACTCAAGGAGATCTAAGTCTACCGAGGGCGTCGCCGCCTTGAGCGTAGCTTTGAGTTTCCCCGCACCTGTCTGATAACCACAACCGAGTGTCACGGTCTTTCCAACGAAGCGCTCTAACTTGTCCGCCTTAGTCACCGCCTTACCGTAAATCTTAGACGCGAGCTTGCAATACACGTCAACGCCGTTGGCGAAATCATTGACCAGATCATCCTGCCCCGCCAGCCATGCAAGCACCCGCGCCTCGATGTTCGATGAGTCGCAGTCGATGATGACGTAGCCCGGAGGGGCTTCAATACACGCCTTGAGGTTGGTGTTGCCTCGTGACGGTAGGTTCTGAAGGTTGACCCCGTCACCGCCTGACGAGCGTTTCGTCCGTGCATAGGCATACTTGAGCGGCACCGGGAAAGCGTCACCTCGGGTTGATATACCGATAAACCGTTCAGTTCTCGTTTCTTCCAAGGTGCTTTTGACACCCAGCCTTGCAGCGACCACAGCCTGCACGCGCTCATCCTCATGGTCGAGGAGTTCCTTCATGCCCGGGTCAGTCTTGGCGAAGGCGAGCGTGGTCTTGCCTGTCGTCGCACTGATCTTCATGGGTGGCTCGACGCCGAAGCCGCGCAGCACTTCTGCGAACTTCTGGTTGCTCATGAGCAGGTCAACCTCAACCCCTGCCGCTGACAGCAGGTCCGCCTTGCGGTCTCGCACCGCTTTGAGGTGTGCTTCCAACTTTTCCCGGTTCAGCTTGAGCATCGGCTCAGTGAACATGCGAATGTGCAGGTCGATGAGCTTCAACTCCTCGATGGGGAAAGGCCCCCGGAAGTCAGCTTCGGTCGGGTTATACCAACCATTGGACATGAGAGACCATAGGTTGTAGCACAGGTCTACGTCGAGAAGACAGTATTCGGAGTACTGTTTGAACTCTTCCGGTGACATGTCGGTGCGTCTACGCCCCATCATGTTCATGACATAGGTGCCCTTGTCTTCTAAGTGGTAGCGCTTCGCCAGTGATGCCAAGGAGTTGTTCCGGGCGCTGAACATGGCACGGGCCATGCTGAGAGTGTCGAGCCACGCACAGGGGTTGACCCCGAACTTCCACGCCAGGATGGCCCCGTCGAAGATTGTGTTGTGGCACAGGATCGCGTATTGCCCCCAGGGCACTGCATCGCACCACTGCTTGATCTCAAGGTGCGTGCCAGAGACAACCTCCTTCGACCCATCCGGCCAGCGGACGCCGAGCATGATGATCTCAAAGCGCGGGTCGCGGATGTACTCCTCGGTGGTCAGTTTGGTGAGGGTGTACTCCTTGTCATAATAGGTTTCAAAGTCAAGTGTGACTACTTCCATTACGTGTTCTCCCAGAACCACCGTTCGAGGAGTTCCAAGGTATCTTCCCGTACCACCATCGTTGCACCCCCTGCCTGATGGATCTTCATCATCTCCTGTTCTTGAAGGGCGGTGGGCTTGTTGAACCCGGCCTTGCACTCGATGCCCAAGAACTTCCCTCGGTGACATACTATGATGTCAGGAATACCTGAGCGGCCATAGCCACCCATGACGGGGAAGAAGTAGTACCCCTTATGTTTTTTAATAATGTCAACGGCCTTGGCTTTGACTTTGGATTCAGGTGTTGCCATGTGTTGTCAGTCCGGTTGTAGGTAGCCTAGCTCGATGAGCTTGGTTTTCCCTTTGAGGTATTTCTCACGCTTTATCGCCTGCTCAGCAAGATGTGCATTGGCCTCGGTGTCGGGCAGTTCTATAGTGGTGAAGCGGTGCCCATTGGCACACTCACGCCTGCGGCGTGGCGAGCGTGTCTCCAGCACATCCGTCCAGGCCCCGCACTGTGGACATTTCACGTTTCTTCCTCCTATGTCTTGCGGATCGTTCAGCGGGGGTCAACCTCGGCGGGCGCTTGGCATCGTAGCGCGGGCTGCCCCAGGCGTAGACGGCGATTGTGTGCCGGCCCCAGGCATCCCGTTTCCACAGGATAACCCTGACGAGGTCGCGGCTGCGCAGGGCGCGGATGAACTTGCGCGTGGTGTTGAGCGCCAGCCCAGAGGTCTCGTGAAGCTCAGGCACCGTGCCGCCGCCGTACACCAGAGCCTCGACCACAGCCGCGTAGGCTGTGGTGTTACTGAGGTGGATGTTCAGGGCCATGTCACCACCTCGCCGCCTCGGCGCGAGTCAGTTCTGTCTTGGCCTGCTTGGCAAACCACCGGA